CATATCTGCCACAGTAATAGATCTGTGTAGATACGATCTATCTCACAGTTCTCATCAACAAGAGAACCAATCCAAGATGCCCAATCTTGTGATTGATGGTAGTGTATACTACCAATAGTAGCATCATCAGTAGTCAGTTTAGTTGGTGCTTTGTTCATTTAGTACCTCCATATTCTCATCAAAGTCATGCTGATTGTTTACTGTTTCAGCATATTCCCTCCATAGTCTAGCAATCTCAGGTTTACCCTGTTCATCTGCTTCTCTTGCTTTATCTAAGCAATCTAGATATTTGTATTCAGAATCAGTCATTTTGATCTCCTTTTATCTTTAATACTTGCTTTCGCAATTCCTCTATGGCGTCATGCCATCCTTCATAATATTCCCATGATACATCTGAATCATAGGCTTTATGCAGCTGATCTGCCTTTTTTAACTTCATGTACTGAAGCAACATGAAGCAAGTTTTTTTATCAAGATTTTTCATAATATAATCTCCTTTCTTGATTCCTCGATTAGGTCACAAACTTTAGTCAGTATTAGGAGCGTAGCGAGTTACCCTCGTAGAGGGCGTAGTTGAGCGATTAGGAGCGAAGCTCAGCGAAACGAAGTACTTGTACTTTTGTGATATAATTGAGAATCAAGAGAGAGAGATAGCAGCGAAGATCATATGCGTAAGCACATTCATCTCGCAAGAGATGATATGGAAAGATCGAAAGCTGCCGATCCGTGAGGATCGTTTACATTTTTTAACTTGACATGGTTACGATCATGTTTACATCTATCGTAATGGCAAGAACACAATTAGGAAAGAAAGATGGTTTGACATACAAACAGAGGTTGTTAGTTGATACCCTCGTAGCCACAGGATGTACCATAACCGAAGCAAGTCAGAAGGCAGGTTATTCAAGGGGAGAAAGTGGTAGAGTAGTAGCTAGTAGGACACTACGATTACCAAAGGTACAAGCGTACCTACAACAGGAAGTGTCCAACAAGTTAGGACTAGGATCAGTCCACGCATCCTCAACTCTTCTACACTTAATACAAAATGGGAAGAGTGAGTATGTAAGACTGGAAGCTAGTAAGGATCTCTTAGATAGGATAGGCATGAAAGCTCCTGAAAGAGTACAACACAATGTGGGTGGAAACATTGCAATCAAGATAGATCTAGATTAGAGGGGTAGGCTTAGAAACTAGCACAATGCAAACAGACAAAGATCCTATACACACAATATAGTTGAAAAAAGCACTTCAAAAAAATATTTATTATAGTAAGGTTCGAGCATGGCAGATCCTAGACTAAAGAGAGCTGGAGTAAGTGGTTATAATAAACCAAAGAGAACTCCAGGTCATAAAACCAAATCACACATAGTAGTTGCTAAATCTGGTGATAAAATTAAGACGATTCGGTTTGGGCAACAGGGTAAAACAGGAGATAGAACTATGACAAAGAGAGCAAAGTCTTTTAAGGCAAGACACGCAAAGAATATAGCCAAAGGTAATATGTCAGCAGCATATTGGGCAAACAAGGTGAAGTGGTGAGTACAGTTAATAAAGCTGGTAACTATACAAAGCCAGGTATGAGGAAAAGAATATTTAATAGAATTAAAGCTGGTGGAAAAGGTGGGAAGCCTGGACAATGGAGTGCGAGGAAGGCTCAAATGTTAGCACTAGCTTATAAGAAGGCAGGAGGTGGTTATAAATGATGAAGTCTGTTAAAGCTCCAGCTGGTTTCCATTGGATGAAAACAAAGAATGGTGGATACAAGCTAATGAAGCATAGTGGTACATTCAAAGCACATAAAGGTGCTAGTCTAACTGCAAAATTTAATATACAAAAGAAACATGGCTCTAGCTAAATCACAACGCAGTTTAAAGGCGTGGACTAAACAGAAGTGGCGTACAAAGTCAGGAAAGCCATCTGCTAAGACTGGTGAAAGATATTTACCAGAGGCAGCAATAAAGGCACTTACTCCTGAAGAGTATGCTAGAACAACTAGAGCTAAACGAAAGGGTAGTAGAAAAGGGAAGCAGTTTGTAAAGCAACCTAAATCTATTGCAGCAAAAACAAGAGCATATAGGAGAGTAACATGAAACACGGAATGAAAATGAAGCCTAAGACTAAGAAAGCAAAGAAACAGGCAGCTACAGCTATGGCTATGAAGAAAGCTGGTAAGAAGCCTAAGATGAAGAGTTACTAATGCCTTTTAGTAAATACTCTAAAAAACAGAAAGGTCTTGCTGCTATGTATGGTGATAAAAAGAAAATAACCAGAGGCGACATCATCATGGCAGCTAAGAAAAATAAAAAGAAAAAGAAAAGGAGCTAGTATGTTTGAACCAATACTTGATCGTTGGGATCGTTTAAACAAAAAAGGAAAAGGTATTGTTATTGCTATTTTAGTTGTTGCTATAATAGCTATTGCTAAAGCTGTATGACACAGCAATACGCACAAGACGAAATATCTTTTCAAGATCGTATGAGATTAAGAAAGATAGTAAAGAAAGTGCATTTTGCACACTATCCAAAAGATCTTATTACAGATAAAGAAGCAGATCTGTTTATAGAATCACTACTACCTGAAACTATTTATAAGTTAATCAAAGCTGGTATTGATTCCAATAATGTGTGAGTGGACTAAATTATAAAGCACCTGGAGAAGTTATCAAAACCTTTATGAAGGATGATAGCTTCTTTAGAGGTGTACGAGGTCCAGTAGGATCAGGTAAATCAGTATCTTGTTGTATAGAAATATTTAGAAGAGCTGCCAAACAACAAGCATCACCTGATGGTAAAAAGAAATCAAGATGGGCAGTAATTAGAAACACAAACCCTCAGTTAAAAACTACTACCATGAAAACATGGTTAGATTGGTTCCCAGAAAATATATTTGGTAATTTTACTTACTCAGTTCCGTTTACCCATAATATACACATCAATGATATAGAGTTAGAAGTTATATTTTTAGCATTGGATAGACCAGAAGATGTTAAGAAACTACTATCATTAGAACTAACAGGAGTATGGATTAATGAAGCTAGAGAGATTCCTAAAACTATTGTAGATGCTTGTACTATGCGTGTAGGTAGATATCCAGCAGTCAAAGATGGTGGACCCACATGGTATGGTGTTATAGCAGATACCAACGCACCAGATGAAGATCATTGGTGGTCTATTATGTCAGGAGAAGTACCAGTACCAGATCATATGAATCAAGAAGAATCATTGATGTTAGTTAAGCCTGACAACTGGAAGTTTTTTGTACAACCACCTGGAATGATAGAACTAAAAGAAGATGATAAGATTAAGGGGTACGATATCAATACGACAGCTGAAAATATTAAAAATGTTACAGAAAATTATTATCCTAATATTATTAGAGGTAAATCAAAGTCATGGATAGATGTTTATGTACTAAATAAATTAGGAACTATTGAAGATGGTAAGTTAGTATATGGTTCTTTTAGAGAAGATACACATATTGCTAGTGAAGATATACAGTTTGCAAACACTACAGTATACATAGGTTTAGACTTTGGACTTACACCATCAGCTGTGTTTGGTCAAAAGCTACCTGATGGTAGATGGATAATAAACCATGAGTTAGTTTGTTTTGATATTGGTACAGTAAAGTTTAGTGAAATGCTTAAGCATGAAATAATAAAGCATTGTGCAGATAAAGATTTAAAAATATTTGGTGATCCAGCTGGAGATTTTAGGGCGCAAACAGATGAAACTACTCCTTTTCAGATACTTAGACAGCAAGGTATCCAAGCCTTTCCAGCTCCATCAAATGATGTATCTCTACGAATAGAATCAGTAGAAGCTGCATTAAATAGGATGGTTGATGGTAAGTCTGGTTTCTTACTATCGCCATCCTGTAAACAACTAAGAAAAGGCTTTCTTGGTGGATATCACTATAGAAGAATACAAGCATCAGGTGAAAGGTATGAAGATAGACCAAACAAGAACAAATACTCCCATGTCCATGATGCACTACAATATTTGATGCTAGGTGCTGGAGAAGGTAGATCTTTGACAGTAGGATCACAAAAACCAGCTGTTACAAATGTTTACAGTTCTTGGGATATATTTAATAGAAATAGTATAAATAAACGAGGTAAATGGGATATTTTTCGAAAGAATGGTTAGTATTCTTTTATGATCCACCTAATGAAGAGTGGTATCACATATTTAGAAAAAAGGGCATGGCTCATTGTGGAGCTTGTTATTATGATACCCAAAAAGGTGTATGGGTTGTTTTAGAACATATACACAAAAGACTAGATGTATCTATTTTACAAGGTGATGAAGTAGATAGAGTATTTGGATATATACTATCAAACAATGGTACTTTTCTAAAAACTAAAAGATTTAAACATAAATGGAGATTATTCCAAGCAGCATGGTTACGAGAACATAGTTGTGTCACAATAGTTATGAGGTTGATTGGAATAAATAGATTGATTATTACGCCTTTTCAGTTATATAAATACTTAGTAAAGAATGGAAGCACTAAATGGGCATTTTTAGAACACCAAAATACAAACCAGATCCAGAGCTAGAAAAGAGGCTCAAAGAAGAAAGAGAAGAAGCTGAAAGACAAAAAGAAGAGCTAGAAGCAAAAGATAAAAAATTTAAAGAAAGATTTGCAAAAGGTATTATTGGTCAAAGAAGTTTATTTAGTAGAGCAAGTGGACAAGGTTTTTACACAGATGGAGAACAAACTTAAATGAAAGTAGATGCAACTATGTTACCTAGTGGTAAAAGGGTAAAAAATAAAAAGTTTGAAAAAGGTAAAAACACCATATCTAGAGGAAATTTTACTATAACTACAGATAAAGATTTAAGTCCTGAAGGTAAAGCTATGGTTGTAAGACAAGTTACAATGATGTTTAATATGTTAGATCAAAGTATAATTAATAAAGAATTACTTTCTGATGAAGAAAAAAAGAAAATGAAAGAAATTAATTCAATATTAAAAACAGACTTTGGTGTAAAAAGTGTAGTAAAAAAAGGTTTTCCTATAATTTATACTAATCAAGGATTAGTTTCGAATATGGAAAGAGTAGCAGAATATGCAGTTGGTAAACAGGATAATAAATAATGGGAGCTAGTACATCAGCATCATCTAGTAAAGATCCTAATTTTAGTATGGCTGCCTCTACTGGTGGTACACCAAATATTATAAATCAAAATGCAAAGATAAAAAGAGCTGGTAAAAAAGCAGATGAATTTGCTAGAGAAAAATTAGGTATTACACAAACAGGAAATGCAATATTTGCTACACAAGGTGAAAATGTTGCTGGTCAAATGTATGGAAGTGAATACCAAAAAGCTAGAAATGAATATTTAGCATCACAAGGTCTAGGTACAATAAATAAAGAAACAGGATCTTTTACTGCTGGTGTACAAACAGATAAAGGATTAACATTTACAGATACAACTAGAGGTGCATATAGAGAAGCTAATAGATATAGAATACCATTATCAAAACAAATGTTTGAATCACAACAAAAATTTCAAATGGGATTAGCTGGAGTTACAGCACTAGCTGGTGTTCCATTAATACCAAGTATATTACTATCCACATCACAAACACCTTACTCTAGTTATATAAACAGTACATCAACTAGAGGTTTTTATGATTTTTCAGATAGTCCAGTACCAGACAAAAACAAAACACAAGGTATGACACCTCCAGAAGCAAATCAATTTAATACAATGACGGAAGCAGAAAGAGAAGCAGAAAGAAAAAGAAGAGCAGCAGCAAGTAGAACAGGAGATCTTGCTGGTAATGTAAGATCATTGTTTTCAACTATATCACAAACCTTTGGTGGATCAGGTTAATGGAATATAATAGTTATCGTACATCTGCGAATATGTCAGAGATGAACGCTAAATTATTTTTAAAAAAATATAGTTTAGCAGAGGGTTTAAAATCTGTATGGAAAACAAAGTTTGAAGAAGCATATGAATATACTATGCCTGGTAGAGAATCATTTTATGAAGAATCACCAGGTCAAAAAAGAACAGATAGAATATTTGATGAAACAGCAGTAGTAGGTATACAAGAGTTTGCTAGTAGATTACAAGC